GGAATGGTCGGATGTTTTGGTTTCCTCATAATGTTCTTTATTATTTTTATCTTTCCAACTATATCCAATATATTTTTTATTACTTACATACTCAATTTTAACTGGTATATTAGAAACTTTAATCGTAGAACCATCCTTTGGTAACGCTTCTTCGTTTACTGATTCTTTTAATTCAAAATCTTTCTTTAATGCTGCTTTTGTTGCTTTATCAACACCTCTACTCATCAATTCCTTCCAAGCCTTATCACCTTTTTTTATACTCTTATATGAGTTAAAATTAAAGAAAAAAGAAGATTTGAATTCTATTGCCTGAACAGTTGGATAATCTTGTATTAGAGTTGCTATAGCATTTGGAGTATCTGGAACAAATCCTAAAACCTCCCCACCCTTACCCAATACTTTTGATGGTCCATAAGCGTTCATGTTTCCCACTACTGATGGTTTAGCTTCGTTTACTGATTCAAATTTAAGTTTATTAAGTTTTATATTACCGATACTTCGTTGGAATAAATATCCATTTTGAAATTCAGCATGGTCTCCACCTTTAAAGAAAAACTCGCCCTTACCATATGCTTTATCTAAACTATTTTGTATAAGATTTACTATTTTATTAGTTCCTATTTCTCTAATTTTAATACTTGCTGCTTTTTTATCTATAAAAGAAAAGAATATTCTTCCATTCATTTCACTTATATTAAAATCTATACCTAATATATTTACACGTTTAGTATCTTCGTTTATGGATTCATCAATATTATTAATATCATTATTTACTAATGTATAACCGAATTGTGTTGCAGTTTTTTTTCTTTTTTTATCAGAATTTTTACCAGAAAAGGCATGAGGAGTATCGTAACCATCAACATTACCTGTCACATTGGCTTCATCTAATTCATCTTCGACTTCCTTAATAAGTTCGTCTATAAAAGATTTAATATTTTTTTCTGACATTGGTTATTTCCTTTATTAATTCGTATGATATCATCAACGCTGAAACTTGTTCATCAGTAATTTTCTTTCCTATCTTTTGTGTTTTTAAAACATTGATAGTTTCTTTTAATTTAATTTTTGTGATTTTATCGTTAATTTCGGAATGTAATTTATGAAGTTCGGTCACCACTTTCTTTAATTGTGAATCATAGTATTCACCGAATTTAGAAGTGTTATTAACATTATTAATAAATTCTCTTAAAAGACCTTTTTGGTCGTCGTTTAAGTTAGTGTATTTATTGTTAAATGTTTCAATTAGAATTTTATATGTCAACAATCTCAAATCTTTTTCTTGATTCTTATATGTTTCCATTAATTTATCTTCAATCTTCTTAATAGATGTTTGGGTTGTAGATACGTGTTCTACTAATGTAATCTTAGCATCAAATACATCCTTAACATTAGTTACATCTTGTATCTTTGCTTCAAAAATCTTATGAACCGATGCTAATACTCTATAATTAGAAACAGGAGAAGCAACAAATTCTTCAATATTGAAATTTTCTTTAATAGCCTTTACTAAATTATATTTTTCTCTTAATAATTTAGTTTCATCTAATTTAGTACGAGTTTCGATAATAGCATCAATAAATTTTTCTGCTTTGCTTTCTGAATTATATTTTTCAGTTGTAAGTAAATTGAATAAACGCAATTCTTTTGCTAATTCAGTTTTACCACCAAAAAATTCTTGTACTATTTTTTTAGCCTTCTCAACCGGAGCATTATTTAAAATCTCCAACGTGATTTGACGAGTTAATAGTTCGAATAAAAACCCAGTATTTTTAAATTTCGAATGTTTAATTTTTTTCATTGTTTTTAAATCCTTATTTTGATAGACTCAAATTTCTATATATAAATATAAAAAATTAGAAGTTAGATTAATTTTCCGTATCATCGATAATATTAGTTTCATCTAACATATCTTTAGTTTCGTGTAAATATTTCTTTTTTGATGAAATCCCATTGATGTAATTCATTGCTTTTGTTTCAGATGTTCTACTTCTTTTTGAAGTTCTCTCATCATCACCTAATGGGTCTCTTCCATAAGGATGTTTGTCTTTACCATAAGTATTACCTTCGCGGGGTCTACCACCTTTATCTTTCAATTCTGTTTTAAGATTTTCTAAACTTTCTTCAACATCGTTTTGTTTTGGAGGGTTTGCAGGGTCGTTACCATCGTTTTCTATTGAGTTATAACGGAATACATCCTTTAAATCCTCAACTACTTTACCTCGTTGTTCAGTTTGTTCGGTTTCTGATAATTTAAATATATTTTCATATATCCAATCTTTAGATAACATTTTCAATGCAGCCATATCAGTTGCTAAACGAATTTTCTCACTCCATAAATTTACTTTCTCTTGTTCGTAGATTGTAGATGGGTTAACTAATCCAATTTCAAAATTAGTCATTTCAGAATCTTGAATACCATTACCATATAAGTGGATAACTGCTATTTTAGATAATTCTGAAGTAATTGTTCTTTGGATTCTTTCGATTGTTCTTGCAAAACGAACATCTTCTGCTGCTAGGGTTGCTTTACCATTTACATTTTCATCATATCCCAAATATGCTTTAGGAATTTTTAATGCAGCAAATAATTTAGCTTTCAGATAATCAATATCTTCAATTGAAGCGTATTCTAATCCTGCTAAGTTTTCAATAGCAGTTCCACTATCACCACCTCTTACCGGTAGATAAAAATCTTCCGTAAGATTTTGCATATTATACTTTAAATTATAATCACCACTTGTTTTATCTAAGAATGGAACTTTTTTCATCTTATTGATAATCTTTTGCATGTAGTTATCAACTTCCGTTGGTGGAATATTACCAATATCAATTTTAAACACTCTTTTTTCAGGTGCTCTCATAATACGATGAATTAACATCGCATCTTCCATTAGAGATAATTGTTTCCATAACCTTCTACCATTTTCAATCATTGATTTACCATAAGGTAACCAGTTGGTATCCGATAATAAACGGAAATGGGCCATTTCAAAGTTATCATACTCTACTTTACCAATTGGGTCTTCTTGTACTTTGAATTTAACAAGTGAGGTATTCTCAGGGTCATGTCCTTCTATTCTTTCAGTATTGTATTGTGAGTGTGGAGTAACGTTTACTATACCTTTACCTTCAGCAATCTCAAGTCCTAAAAAGAAATCACCATATTTACACATATTACGTGTCCACGGCCATAGATTGAATTCAACATTAAGAATATCATAAAAAAGATTTTCTAATAATTCTTGTACTCTTTGATTATCTGAACGAATTGTTAAGATATCACCAAATTCGTTTTTAAGTGTAGATTCATCAGCGTAAATATCTAATGCAGATGCTATAATTGGGTCTTGGTCCATTGCATCAAAATCTCTAAATACTTCTCTACGAACTTGAGCGTATGCCATTGATTGTGCACCACCTGCTTGTTCATAAAAAGATTTTTGTATTTTTGTGTACCTATCTTTTAATGAAGATAAGTTAGTTTGTTGTTTTTCATCCGCATCAAAAACTTTTCGTTTTCCACTAGCATCGACAGTAACAACTGCCTTTGTAGAGAAAAGTTTTTTTAATCGGGTGAAAAATGTAGTATCTGCCATATTTTATTTTTTATATTAAAATTATATTATTTAATAGTGCATCTTATTATACACTATAAATATGTTAAATTTTTTATTTAATCAACCAAGTCAAATCTTCATCTTGATTACCTACTCTCATTGACCACGGATTATCATCATTAGAACTACCCCCATAGAACCCAGATTCGTAGGTTTGTTGTTGAATTCCACCCAATGATTTAATAGTTAAATCAATTCCTTCTTGTCTTAATCTCAATGCGGTATCTCTAACCCATAAAGCAATCGATAACGCCATTACTAAGTCATCATTGTATCCCCTCATTGCTTCCGCACGATTATTGTTCCATATAAAGGTAAAAAGCTCCTCTATCAACCTATTAGAACGTATGGTGATAGATTTCTCTCTGAAGTAATCATCTAACTTTGAAATAATCAAAGGTCGTGTCTTAGATGTAGTTGAGAAACCTGCAACCATACCTCTTTCTTCTGCCCTAAACTTATTATGCATCTGATGTTCAACATCCACATACTTTAAATCCTTACTCATATAGAATAAGTTTTTATATCCCCTATCGATTACCTGTTGGATAACTGCCCATCCAATATTTGCGTTCTCTATTACTAAAAGTGCTTCATTATAATCAGTTGCTAAGGAAACTAAGAAATTTCCAAAATCTTTTGTATCTAATTTTCCTTTATATTCTGCTACTTGTACCGAATTAACAATATCAATTACTTGTGCGGCGGAGTAATCCGTAGAATCTCCACGTGCAACGTCCGCAACAACCATATATGATTTTTGATAATCAGGATATTCCCATTTCCAAAGATTTCCATCAAAGCCAGTTTTTTCCAATGGTTCTTGTACAAATGATTCCCTATAAAACATTAGAAGTTGTGGGTCTATGACACTATCACCGGAGGATACAAAATCACAATCACATTCTTGTGCTGCACCCTTTGCTCCTAAAAGTATTTGTTGTTCATCTCTCCATTCTTGATTTCTTTCGGGGTGAACCGTCCAATGTAAACGGACTGTATTGAATCCATTAGTTCCATCCTCTGCACTAACCCAAGTCCTATGAAAGAAATTACCCACACCATTAGGAGTAGAAAGAATAATTGCATTACCACCCGTTGATAGAGTAGATTGTGCAGATATCCAAATTTCTTCAATATTATCAATGAATGCTGCCTCATCAAATACTAATAGGGATAATGCTTCAGAACGACCAGCATCACCTGCTGCAGAAGTTGCTTTTGCCTGTGAACCATTTGAGTATCGTAACGAAAGTTTATTATCTTCAACTGTTGTTTGTTTTAACCAACTAGGTAAGTATTGATTCATTACCCTAATTTTAGTAATAAGGTTTTTAGCAACTTCTTGTTTAGTTGCAATTACCAATACGTTAAAATCTTGATTAAATAACATCTTCCACAATGCAAATCCCGCAGTTAAGGTAGATATACCAGTTTGACGAGATTTTAGAATGATGTTATATCGATGGTCTTTGAATTGTGTTAGTGTATTTTCTTGAAATGGATATAAATGAAATGGTATTTTACCGCGGACAGGATGCTGAATCATACAATACTTTTTCATAAAGTATATAGGGTCACCAGCACATCGTTGGTATTCTAATTTTATTATATCTTTTAAAGAAGTTCCTGCCATTATTGTTTTGTATTAAACGTAATGTTCACAATTATGTTCTTTTAAAATTTCAAATGCTTTATTACGGAACTCTTCTACTTTTTGTAACTCTGCTTTACCATTTGTAATAATTTCCATTATTTCTTTTTGGGTTTCCTCTACTGAATTAGGTAATTCCCATTTTTCCGTAGTTCCATCCTCATTAACGTATTCGTAGTAAGGTTTCACATCATCGTGTGCTTGTTGGAGTTCTTCTAATTTTATTTTACCATCGATTATCATACGAGTGTATATTTTATAATCCTCATATTGTTCCCATACTCCGGCAACTCGTACTTTATGTTCTCTTTCCGCTAAACAATTGATACAATATCCAGTTTTTTTAATAACCTTCTTATGATTACTATTAATCTTTATTGTAGTACAATCTGGATTAGAACATCTTTCTAATTCTGCTATATATTTTCTGATTTCATCAAACGCTTCAGAGTTTTTAGAAGTTTTCATTGTGAATCCCTCTTTTTTCTCATATCTATGATGTTCATCTTCCCAAACATCACCAACCTTTCGTTCTACGTTAGCGGTTTCCCATCCAACTGTGGTGCTTTTAGCATATTCACCACCTGTCATAACCATATCCACCAACTTCCTACGAGTTGGATGCATAAACTTTTTATTAAATTCCTTTGCCATTATTATATATTAGGTTTTTATTTTAATATATATATAAGTATATATAAAATAAATTATGCGTAAAAAATACCCAATAATTGATTCAGAGAGGCGAACGCTCCTGTTAATTTGAATGTCTGTCCGTTATATACAAATACAATTCCTTCGATTGGTACGATTCTTTTAGCACCACCAATTGCATTTAATCTTTTAAGTTCTAATTTTAGTTTATCTATCTTCTTAGGGTCTCCACTTGCCTGAACATCCTTTATCGTTTGTTGTAATCGTTTTTGCATTTCTCTAAGAGCAGAATCTGGATTAACTGTTAGTACCGATGCGGTAAATTCCAATACATCTGCACCAACTCCTAAGAAAATATCTTCAAATTTCATTAAGTTATCTTTTGAAATACCCTTATGGTCTTCCTTATCTATCTTAGTAGCCCATGCAAGGGTTTTTTCATCCTTAATTGAATTCTTATCAATGCGGAATCCCTTTTCGTTAAACGCCCATCTCTTAACTAACCCCATTTTAGTGGCGTTATCTAATGTAGTTGGTGATTTCTTATCTACAAAGTTCTCCCACCATGCTTGATGATAATTAGCAACACCTGCAGTATCTCCCAATCCAAATTCTTTTTGTAATTTAGATATCATAGTAAGATACTTACCTTTCTTAGATGATAGGTCTTGTGATTTTGGTAACTTTAATACCGGTGGTCCTTGTAGTGTATACTTTGATTGAACATCGGCGTTTACTTGTTTAAGCATTCCACCCAATATTCTACCTGCTTCTGCCGATTCTCCTATTGCATCACCATTCTCATCGTACTCCATTGTTCCGTGAAATACTAATAGTGGTTGACCGTAAGGAATGACGTTGACTGAGGTAGGATATATCACCTCTATGTTCATAAAACACGAACCATTCTTAAATACTTTATCTTTTTGTGCTTGGGATAATGATTTTATGGCATTAGATAGGTCTTTCATCGCGAAATTATAGGCATCAGTTAATTCACCTCTACCCGCAAACTTATCTGCTACTCCGTTGATATCTAACGCCCCAGCACCTTTGTTTTTCAAATGTGATTTGTTTCTTGCTGCTACTAATCTACCATCTATCCAACTAATTGCTAATGCTTGACCATCAGTTTTCTCTCTAGCAAATTCTAAGTTACCATCCAATGCACGATTTACGATATCTTTAAGTTGGCCGAAGGTTAAATTGATTTCAGTATCAAACGGATGATTCATATGTCCATATGCACCACCTTCCATTATTAATTCTTTTGATTCATTTACCGATTCCCATAATATTTTGGAAAATCTTGAATACATATACTTCTCAACAAGTTTATTTTCTAACTTTTTAAATTGAGCAGTTTGGTCTCTTTTACCCATATAGGCATCCTGCTCAGTTTCTAATTTTATTTGATGAGTTATTTCATGTAGAATAGCGTATTCTGGGTCTTGCATGCTATTTACATTAAATGAAATGTAAAGAGGTTTCATTGTCTTAACATTGTAAGTTAATGCTGCACCGCCTTTTCCAACATTACCAAACTTCACCGGTAAAGGTGTTATTTTTAAATCTTTACATACTGCCTCATAATAAGCTTTTATTGCTTTAGGGTCTCTATCCCCTTCGTTTATAGATTCGGTTGTAAACACTGGAGTAGATGATTTAAAATCCGCTTTTCTCATTACCGTCTTAGCAATCAATCTATCAGCAACTTTAATAAATGCTATATTGATATTCGATACTCTATCTTTAACTACAAACTCTCTATATTGTTTTAGAAACTCTAAAAATTTCTTTTTGTTTCTAGCCAATCTTTTGAATAATCCCGTTAATTCTGCAGGTGATATTTCCTTACCATTTCGCGGGTCGTTCAACCTTTGAAAAAAATGGTCAGTTTCTTTTCCTAAATCAACATCAGTTGGATTCATTTGTGAATCGGCATATTTTTCAACCGCATCCATATCAGTTTTTGCCATTTCAGATTTAACGCCATTTTCAACTTTTTTTAGTTTAGTATAATAGTTCAAATCTTCCCAAATATGGTCTTTTGCTATTTTAGTTGCAAAACGAATATCTGAAGTATGTTCCATTTCTACTTTAATACCATTTTTAATTTTTTCTTTTATTACATCAATGGTAGTATTATATTTTGTAGCAAAATCAGTTAATTTTTTATTAGTTGATAATCCACCAGGAATAAAATCAGTTTGAACTGCTATTTCCTCTAAATTATTTTTGTCTGAATCTTTTTTTTGATTATAGGTATCAATTGCACTATTCATTACATCCTCTGGTATTTCCATATTTTCAATACCATCAATTATTTTATCCGTAAATGCATTTAACATTCTTTCGTCTTCATTAGTATCAGCAAATAATGCAGCTTTTCCTGCACCTAATGCAATTGTTTCTGCTACAACGTGTGGAACAAATTCAATTGCAAGATGTTGTGCAAATGGTAAAATACCATGAGATAATCCACCAGTTGCTACTCCCAATATTCCTGCTATAACTACTTTTTTACCAACATCAAGTAGGGCTTTCCTTTCTTCTTTAGTTACTTCCTTTCCACTAACAAAATTACTAACACCTTTTGCTGCCGATTTGAATAAATGTGCCTCGTGTTTAAATCCATGCACAATAGCATTACGTGCACCCTTAGCTTTATCTCTTAAAGTTTCACCTATGCTTCTACGAGTTTCTGATTTTGGTTTATCTTGACCTTTTGTAAAAAATTCTTTTTCTTTTTCTGCCCAACCACTAATTTTTCTTTGTATATTTTTTGATATTGAACGTTTTGGTTCATCAGATTGTGGAGTCTCTTCCTCATCATAGTTAAACTCTCCATCATAATCTATTACTTTCACAGGCAATTTTTTACCATATGCAGTAAATGACATTAAACGAGTATTTCCTGCTAATAAATGTAATTTACCATTCTTATCTCTCAATACCAATGGTGGAGGAACATCATTACCACTTTCAATCCCCTTTTCTAATCTATCCCAATCCTTACCATACTCATCTGCAAGTTCTTTACCTCTTGCTTTCATAGAATCTTGTCCACCCTCTTCACTTGCCGATAGAATATCACCCACATCAGTATTACTCATATTTTGTAATTCTTCAGATGATATGTAAACAGGTTCGGCATCTTTCATTTTTTGAATCATTTCTGATTCATCTTTAAATGCATTTGGTGCAACTTTTTTAGTTACCTCATTTTCAAAATATTCACCAGTCTCACCTTTGTATTCTTCATCACTATAATCTCTAATAGTGGTTACTTTTGCCCTATCATCATCTAAAATTTCCCAACCATCTTTTCCACTTGTCCAATCTTCAGCCGGTTCTTTCGTAGGTTCTTGTTTTGGTTCTTCCTTTGGTTGTTTAACACTTTTATCATGTTTAAACATATCCGCACCTTGTACTGCTTGACCAGTTGGTTTAGCTTCACCGCCTTTATCATCTCCCTCAATAGGACTATATTTTCCACTATCATCTTTTTTGAATAGGGGTGCACCTTCTACATCTTTTTTACTTTTTTCTTTGTATTTACCATACCCCACGTGCACGTATTTATCATCTTCACCATCACTTTCAAATAGTGAATCTAATAAATCAGAATAATCAGATATTAATTCTGAAATAGAATCTTTTTGTTTTGCTTTCTTTTTCAATCTCTTTTCTACCTTTTCAATTTTTTCAACTTCGTGAGTAACATCAACATCATCAAATCCAAGTGGATATGTAGTCGGTTTATTCAAATTTCTAGCGTTGTTTTTTGTTTTAATTTTAAAGGTTATTTGGTTTTCATCATCTGATGCATATATTGCATCTGCTTTTGGAAAATCGGTTTGGGTATAACCTCCCCTAACAAACCAATCATCACTACTATTAACTCCATCATCACCGCCTAATACTCTTGTCTTACCTTTTGGTAGATATCCACCATCGGGTTGTGAATCATCACCGCCTGCAGTAGATGCTGCCTCTTTAAAAATATTTTGTTTTGGTAGAATTCTAAATGTAGCCACTTTTTTACCATTAATAGTTGGCATACCATGCTCATCTTTACCAATTGTCTTAACTACTGTTTTTTTATTTTTAAATTTACCCATTAATATGGTATCACCAATATTAACATCTAATTTAATCTCTTCGTTTACCTCATCTTCATCATCTAACTTTTTACGCATCTTTTTCACATCTTCAGGTTTCGGTGCACCATTAATTGTTCCGTTTGGAAACGATAATCCGATACCCGTTCCACCTGGCATTCCTTCACTCATAGTTTTAAGTTTAAGAGTAATCAGTTTGAATATTTTTTCATCAAACTTTGGATATGCTTTTAAGAATCCCGCCTTTTGTTGTTCTTCATCGCCCTTACTTAACCAATTTCGTACATTGGTACCTGATATTGGGTTTGATTGTGAGGGTGAAACATATACATAACCCTTTTCCTTATATCCTTGTGCTATCTTACCTTTATATTTCTCAAAATACTTTCCACCCAATCGCATCTCATCTTTTTCACCAACAACACTTATATAACCAGTTGTAGTTTCATCAAAGTTTTTTAAGATTTCAGTAGGTGCATATGGATTCTTAATCTCAACTATTTTGTTTGATGTTATACCAAACATTTTAGTCATGATTATTTTCTTTTCCTTAAAATTAAATGGAGATTGTCTATTATCGGTTTTATTAGATGTTCCAATAAACACTTTATCCTTACCAAATTTCTTACAAAGATTTTGATAAGTTGCGTAGTGGCCTTTATGGAAAGGTTGGAATCTACCTGAATACACTACAACAAAGTTGTGTAATTCGGTATCTTCTAATAAAATTTGATTGACAAGATATTGACTTAGTTCATTCATTTGTGTAGTACTCTATTAGTGTATAAATATGAATGAGTTAAGAATTAGTGATTTTTATAAACGAATGGGTCTCTTTTACGGAGTTCTTCTAACTTTTTTTTATATAATTCTGCTTGTTTCTTTTTATTTCTTTTTTTATTAAAGAAATCTAATATTTTTTTTAGTAATTTCATATGTTTTTAATGTTATTTTGGAGTTTCTTGCCAATATGTTCTAAATACATCCCTATTCCAATTTTTAATTTCTGAAACAGAATGTTGTATACCCTCTTTATTAAAATATGAATCAAATACAATTAATTGATTCCGTTGAGGTCTATGTGTATAAATAATATTATTTTCGATAACCTTCGAACTTTCATATCCACTTATATCGCCATAAAATATAATTTCACCACCCTCAAATTCATCCTTCATTTCATTTAAATATAGTGTAGTTGTGCAAATACGTGGATTATGAGGGGTACTATCCGAATGAACATTCATTAAATGACCGGGATAATATGTAAGTATACTTGTGGTTTGGTTATAATATTCAGTAATATAATCACCATATATACTTCTTAAATAATCTTTTATTGGGTTCTGAATACTATATAGTAAGGAATAATCAGTTATTGGAATTTCAATATCTTTTTTATTAATTCTTTTAGTACCAGTATTTTTAAAATTATCCCATATATATTTTTCTTCATCTGTTAAATCTATTACTGATTTATTAAATGATATATTATTTGTAGGGTCTAAATCATCAATCAATCCAATTCGTGCAACATAGTTATTTTCTTTAATATTTTTTTGATTATGAATTAGTAATAAATCTATAATTGATTCTTCTAATACGTTTTCAAATATAAAAACTTTATTATCTATATTTTTAATAAGATTCATTTATAGTAAATCTACGGATTCTCCGTTAATTATTTTATTTAAATTCTTTATATAAGTATCTGGAACGAACTTATCATTAAATTTCATTAAATGATTTCTATTTTGTTCTAATATATATGCCATTTTTGTAATCATACTATCCCAATCTTCGTTTGATAATAAAATTAATTTTTTTATAACAGCATATACGGCTATAATTCTATCACTATTATTTTCAATTTCATCATAACTTTCATCCCAAAAATCAGAGAAAGTTTTAAAACCTAATTTCTTTAATTTTTTTAAAATGTGAGGTCTACCTAACATAACAAATGGATGTAAATGTGCTATTGGTTTTAAAGTTTTTTCAGATATATAGTTTCCTGCTTCATAAAAAAGAGTTTCTGGTACAATACTGAAATAGGTATCTTCATATGGTTGTTTAGTTTCAAATGCAAACCCCCATACTGATTCAATATCATCGTAATCAACTACTTGTTTTTTTATTTTAGTTAATCCATGAAATCCTGTACTCATTTTTACACGAGTTTGGTAATCTGTTAAATATGGTTTATTGTCATATCCACCACCACTAACTAAATCCAATCCGGCATCGGGTGTGTATAATAATTTCATATCAAATGATGATAATGTACTATCTAATAATTTATCGTTTTGTAATAATGAAAGAATAATTAATCGGTGCGGTCTAAGTCTCCTATTTAGCATCAAACACTTCTTTTTTCTATTCTTTATTTTAAAATAATCCGATATTTTACTAATTGAATTTTTATTAGTATTACCATTAAATGATAATTCAACATTTCCTTCCATTAATTTAACTGTTTCTTTTCCTTTAGCAAAAAATGGCCAGGGGTAACAAGTTGTTTTTAATTTTAATTTTGGATTTTTATCTTTTACATAATATTCCATATATAGTTCCGTTGTATTAACCGCAGATGTAATAAAAATTACCTTAGATGGACATATATTATGAGTTTCACATGCTTTGTGTATATTATAAAAAATATCCGGTTTTATATCACCCTCACTACTATAATCAAAAATTAAATAAAAATTCTTTGCTTTTAAATATTGTTTAGCCCTTTCGGATATAAAATCAAAAACATGCTGATTCTGATGATATGTGAAATCTTGACCTGTTGCAACTAATACATTTCCAAATGGAGTTATTGTATAAAAATAATTATCATTTGAATTACCAACTATATTAGATTCTTCATTGTATTTTAAATCAAAAATATGAATATCAGTAATGTTAAATGGACCGATATTGAGATTACAATCGTATACTGCTATTTGTAAATATTTTTTATTAAATTCATCAATAAAAATATTATCAATATAAAAATTACTATCCCACATATCAGATGTGTATTTATAATTTACTCCATTTGGTATAAAACCAGATGGACCAATAAAATCAAATACTCTATTAATTTGCATAGTATAACTCTGGATATTCTGCTAATACATGAATACCAATATTTTCGGTTGCGTATTTATATGATAATTCAACGTCTTGCCAAGTCTTTAAATCATGAAATTCTATATTAGGACACATTGATTTAAATTCATCTATATAATTTCCTTTATGTTGATGACCAGGGTCTAATGGTTTATCCGAACCCTTACCTACTCTAATTAAAATATGAGGATTCCATTGACCATTTGACATTTTTTTAATTTTATCTAAATGGTTTACTAATTGATTACCTGCACATATTACAAAATCCCAACGTGGGTAAAATGAAACTACTTTATGTCCAGCCATTGCCAATCCTAAACTTATTCCCATTTGAGTTTCTTCCATTACCGGAACTTCAATCATTCTTTCTTTTGGTAATCCTTCAATTGTTTTTGACATTGGATTTCCATAATAAACAATTTGCTGTCCAATTAGAATTGTACTATCATCTTCCATTAGTGTTTTCATTGCATTTGTTAATGCATCAACATATGGTGTAAATTGAGGTGTACTCATTATGGTTGTGAATTTGGATTGAATTGATTTTTATTTTCTTTATACCATTTAAGAGCATCAGTTAATCCACTTTGTAAATCATACTTTGGTTTCCAACCTAATGCTTTTAATTTAGTATTATCAAGTAATCTAACGGGTATCATTGGTGCTTTATTATTTACATACTCAATTGGATTGGTGTTACCTTCAATATCCTTAATTGTATCTAAAACTTCGTTTACAGTATACCCTTCACCATATGATACATTATAGATATCATGAGTGTGAACGTTTTCTGCCACACATATAAATCCACTAACCATATCATCTACGTGGATAACATCTCTAACTTCAGTTCCATCACCCCATACTGGTATCGGGTTTAGGTTATCTGCAACCTTTCTAATATTTGCTGGGGTAACGTGACATTTTTCATAATCAAATTTATCGTTTGGTCCAAAAGCATTTGAAGGTCTGATAATAATACATTGCATTGGGTTGTGAATTTGATTCGAAAAGAAATCACAAAGTGTTTCACAATAACGTTTCATCCAACCAACTGCTTTATATACCGGTACAATTGATGGAGTTTGGATTTCCATATCTTCAGTACAAGGAATATCTCCCATATCTGGATATGTTGTGTTTGATGATATAAAGATAAATTTCTTTACTGAATTAATCCACGATTGTTCCATTAGATTAACATTCATTTCAATGTTTGGAGTAACGTGTAATAGTGGATTGAATTTAGTATCTAATGCATTAGATGTATTTGCTGCACAATGGAATATAACATCAACCCCGTTTGTAAGGTTTTTACATACACTACTTTTGCGTAAATCTCCTTTTACAAATTCTATATTATTAGAACCTTCAAAATCATTTCTTAATTCTCTAGAATTTGCAGTTGCTCTCAAATTTGTATAACCTGCTTCGTATAAACTTTTTAATAATCTAGAACCAATAAATCCACTTGCTCCAGTTACTAAAATTTTGTCTGTTTTTTTCATATTTCTATTTTTTGTATTCGTTTAAATAATAATCAATTGTATGTCTTAATCCTGTCTTTAAGGATATTTTTTGTTTAATTCCAAATGATTCTGCTCTTTCAGTGCTCATCAATCTTTTCTCATCACCATTTGGTTTTGTTGGGTCCCAGTTTATTTCAACTTTTTCACCATACATCTCTTCGTATATTTCTACAAGAGTTTCTGCAAGTTCTTTAATTGTTACGCCCGTTCCACTACCTAAATTTATTGGTTGTGTTAGTTTTTGTTCGTATGCCTGAATAATCCCATCAGCAACATCTCCTGCATAGATAAAATCTCTAATTGGAGAACCATCTCCCCAACACACTAATGGATGTTCTTTTTCACCGAATAATCTTTTGATTAGGGATGCAATGACAGTAGATTCTGGACTAAAATTATCGTGTCTACCATAAATATTTGCTGGTCTTACAATTGATACTTTATTCCAATCGTATGATACTGAATATACTTCTGCTTGAAGTTCTCCAAGTCTCTTAGCCCATCCTGCATATTTATCTTTTTCTGATGGGAACGTTTTCCAAACATCATCTTCATAAAATACTTCCGCCGGTTGATATACTCCAACTGTCGATGTGTAAACATACCATTCTACATTTTCTAAACGTGCAGCTTCCATCATATTGGTATTAAACTGCAACATTGGTACAAAATAATCCGCGGGTTGTTCGGCTGCTCTTTTTGGAGAACCCTTTACTCCTGCAATATGGAAAATTATATCCTGTCCTTCAACTACTCTTTTACAATTTTTGAATTCACGTAAATCAGCTTTAATAAACTGATAGTTATCCACATTGTATTTTTCTAATTGATTTTCTGGAGTGTTAATATCCACTGCGGTTACAAATGCTCCTCTTTGGATACATTTATCAACCATGTAATTACCAACTAAGCCGTTGGCACCTGTTATCAAAACCTTTTTACCATTCATTTTCTATGTTTTTTAATATATTATCTAAACTATTGATTTCTAATTTATTCCAAATTTCTTTATTATATATACATATATGTTTTAAATTTTTGTACAATTCATTTAACTCTTCAATACTCTTTTCATTCAATTTTCTAACTAATTTTAATAAAGCAAAAAAACGTTCTTCTGGATTTTCAATATCATCATAACTTTCATCCCAAAAATCAGAGAAAGTTTTAAAACCATACGTTTTTAAATGTTTTAAATAACCATATCCTGCAAAAACTATAAATGGTTGATAATTTAATATTGGTTTTAGTATTTTTTCAGAAACAAATAATTCATTTTGTTCAAATGATGATTCAGTTACTAAATTTATACATGAATTTAAAAATAATTCTTTTTTAAACGTATCATTTACTCTAAAATTTCCTTTATCTAATATATTTTGGGTATCTAATTCAATTGGAAGATTACTATTAAGGAAATCAACATTTACTTGTTGTTTTTGGTTATTATTTGGTTTTGTGCCGTAAATTCTAGCGTAACCATTGGTTTTTAATAAAAATGTAAAATACGAGTCTGAGTAATTTCCGCTAAGATACTCATTTAATAAAGAAACTCTATGTTCTTTGTCTACTGACCTATTAAAACAAATAAATTTTTTATTTCTATACCCATCTAATTCATTTAGTTGAATTTCTTCACTTATATATCCCAAATCGTTGTTTTCATTTCTAAAATATTGATGTCTATTCCACATAGATTCTTCTAAGAAAAAATCAAATGATAATATACCTTCTAATCGTCTATTACTATCAACTAAATAATATTTCATACGAGGCAATTTTGTTTTTATATATCTAAATCCGGTAATAAAACTATGTATATTACAAGGGTCTGGTATAGATGTAAATAATAACTTTATATCATTTGTTTTTATAAAATCATACACACTATTTGGTATATTTAATAGACTTTGAAATTTCTCAATACCTTCTATTAATAATATATTTCTATAACCTGGTTTTATTTCGGAGTTTATAGTATGTGAATAATTTTTATTATAAATATACCAGAAAATAGGCCCTTCCATCGCATAGGTTCTATCTCCATTATATTCGCGTGTATCCTTTAAGAATACAAAGTTTAAAAGACTACCCATTTTCCTGTTCCGTAATGCGGATATTTTGATTTATATTTATAATAGATAACATCTTCTGGTATTTCTCGCTGAATTTCTCCCCACGTATGTGAAGTCGGTGTATTTGTAGATACTTCATTGTCTTCAACTATAAAATAAAGTGGTAAATTATGATTTCTAGCGTATTTATGTACTTCATAAAAAATTCCAGTCTCAAAAGTCATATCACCAATAAAACACCATACTTTTTTATCTTCACCTTTTAGTTTAATTGCTTTAGCAACACCCAATGCAATAGGTAGTATACCCGTTACGATTGCAGATGAGTAGAAATTACATTTTTTATTGACAATAGTTATACTTCTACCATCTAAAATTTCATCTTTTAACCAGGATTTATCAATTCCATGTAAAAGGGCGTGATAATGAGACCTCCAAGTGGAAAATACCCAATCATCTATACCTACTTTTTTAAATATTTCTATTAACTCATCCTCATTTCCATTTGATAAGTGTATTGGGCCGGTAATTTCTCCTGATTCCCAATGCTGAATCACTTCGTCTTCAAATCCAATGAGTTCTTCTTTTGTAAGATTACCATCGGGCCAGCGGTCTTCGTGATAATCTAAATTTTTAATTTCCATTTTTATCTCTATTTGAAAGTATTGGTTGTGCTACAGGCCATTCAACATTAAATCGTTTATCGTTATATACTATTGTTTTTTGTTTGTTTTCATCGTTGTATTCACCTTCATACGCCATTTTATAAAAAAAGATAGAATCATCCTCCATCACATAATGACCATTTGCAAACATTGGTGGAATTAAGACCTGTGTACCTGTTTCTGGAGAAATTATAAAAGATTCCCACTTACCATAAGTTGGTGAGTTTGGTCGGACATCCATTACAACCAAATATATACGACCATGCAGACAACTTACTAATTTCCAAGTCTTTTCATCATAGTGCATTCCTCTCAATACACCTACCTTTGATTTTGAGAACCTATCATGCTTAAATTCTAACCCATTGTTGCGTTCAGCGGCGGGCAACAAACGGTCATAATACTCTGAGTGATAAGTTGTAGAGATTGAACCCCTATATTCGTAATACGTGGATGGTTGTACGATTTTTACCTCTGGTAATATCAATCCATTATAATAGTGAAAATCATTCCACCCTCTTTCTTTGTAAAATATACTACGTCCTTGTGCCATAACTTAAAGGGAATCCATTTCTATACTTTGAAGATAAGTCCTGGATTAAAATTTTATATGTTTTTATTAATTCTACTATTCCATCATCTAAACTATATTGTGGAGTCCATCCAAGCGATTCTAATTTAGCATTAGAAACAATATAATCTCGTTTATCTGGGTCTTCATAATAATCTGAATATGTGATTGCAAAATCAGGCACATATTCTTTTATTTTTTCTACTAATTGTTGTTTTGATAAATTAGCATTTGAAAGACCCACATTAAATACATCTCCTTTTAATTTTTCATAATTTTCTATCATATACACAAATGTATTTGCAACATCTCTGATGTGTATGTAGTTTCTTACAAAATTTTTCTCAAAAATGGTGATGTACTTATCAGTTAATGCTTTGTAAACAAATTCGTTAACAAGTAAGTCCATTCTCATACGAGGTGATGACCCAAAGACGGTGGCAAGTCTAATCGAAATACCACCATAGTTTAATACTTCTTTTTCAGCATTAACTTTGGTTACACCATAATGAGAAATGGGGTTTAGTGGACTCTCTTCAGTACACTCACCATTCTCTCCCATCCCATACCCACTATTTGTGTTGGGGTATATAATCTTTTTATTAGTATTCTTTATTCTATCACATATAAATTTTACATGAGTATAATTTACTGCAGTAGCAAGGTCTTTATCTCTATCACACGCGGGAAATCCTACAATTGCTGCTAGAGGAATAATAACATCTGCCTCATCTACATATTTTGAAAGTTTATCTTGGTCTCTAACATCACCATAAACAAATTCAAAATTCTTTCTCCAACTATAATGTATTAATGATGTTTGATTGTACATCAAATTATCATAAACTGTAAGTTTGGTAATACCACCATTATTAAATAATCTCTCAATCAATACCGAACCTAAATATCCCGCACCGCCTGTAATTAAAACATTCATATTAAATCTATTAAATTGTTTCTAAACATATTTTCATTTCTATTATTATTATAAAAAGAATGTAATAATTTTTTGTTAAAAATTAATATATCTTCCATATTTTTAATCATTTCAATTAATTCTTCTTGTGATTTGTTACAAAGTTTTTTAACTTCGTTTATAATCATATTACATCTTAGTTTAAAATTAGTTTCGGTATCATAACTTTCATCCCAAAATTCAGAAAAAGTTTTAAATCCCATATCTTGTAAATATTTTAAACTATATGGTGAACCTACAATAAAAAACGGATGTAAATTCATAATTGGTTTTGTAGTTTTTTCGGTTATAAACAAATAATTTTTTTCTGCGTTAGTTTCACCTACAATTGAAAAAAATGTTTCTTCGTATTCTTTCTTTCTACTCAAATAATTATGAAACCAAGCAATTGTATCACCATCTTCTTCATCTATTGTCAATGGGTAGTATTCTTTATATGATTTTTTTAAATCATTAAAATCCGATTTGGTTAAATCTAACTCTGAAACCAATTCGTCAGATTTTTTAATATGTTCTTCAAATTCTTCATTTTTAATTAAAGAAACATAGCCATTATCTAATAAATTATTTTCAAATAATAATTTTACAAACCAGGGGCGATGTAATCTTGACGTATTTCTATTATACATCAAAAACTTCTTAGGTTTTTCTTTTAATTTTAATTCTGATTGTAATGAATAGATATATTCTTTTGATACAATTTCTTTATTTTTAGTTGCCCTTAATTCTGAAATAAATTTACCTGATTCGTTTATATAACTATCGTTACAAAATGTATTGATTCTTTGAATACCAGATGGGTTTAATATATTATTATCAACCTTTTCAATTAATCCATTAACTGTGCTTATTATAATTTTATTTGTATCTGATATATTGTTTCTATCTAAAAACTCGTTTAGTTTTTTAAAAAACTCAATATTATGCTCATATGAACCTTCCCATATATCAACAAACATTATTTTAAAATTTGAATACTGTTTAACTAAATTTAATAATTTTGAAGATATCATATTTTCAATTTTATTAGTTTCGTTACTATAATATTCAAATAAAACCTGAGTTGAAAATGATTCGAAACATAAAAGATAAATGTCATCATTATTTATTGTTTCTTCATTCAAATCATTAACTAATATATGATTTAAATTTCTACCTCTTTCATATAATTTAATTGGATAACTACTATTCCTTTTATGATAAACCGCAGGGTCATTAGATGAATTAACAATAATTATATAATCTTCATCTCTAATAGTTTCTATACTATCAAATGCATTAATTGGAAACGAATATTTATTATATCCCAATGGTAAAAATCCATTTGGAGTTTTAAACTCATATACAAAATTTATATTTTTATTTTTTATATACTGTCCATCCATGTTCTATCATATTTAATTAAATTATTACCATTTAATGTAATATCTAAAACTTTATATGGGGTAGTTCTTTCAAAATCGTATACACAAATTGGTTCATTTTCTTTAGACCAATTATTCTTAAATATATCAGTAATTTCGTCTATTAATAAAAACTTTTCAAAAATACCAACATAGTTTATTTCACCATTAAAATATTGTCTATGGTCTTCAGGACAACTATCCAACGGGTTTGAACACCCAACCCATAACCAAGAATTTGTATAATCAATTAATTCATTTTGAAATGAAGATTCTTTTTCTATAACATCCGAAGATATTGGCTTAACGCTTAATATAATTTTTTTATTTTTACTATCAAATGCAAATGCTATGTTTAAATACTCTTCACTTATATCATTATCGAATTGATTAAGTGTTATGAAAATTTCTTCTGGTTTTGGTACAAAAAAAGATTTTTCACTTTTTTCAATTTTCTTTTCTAGATATGTCCAAATTTGTGCTTTCAACACTCTATAATTATCACCTGTTTTACACGCTGATATCCCTAAGTGTTTACCATTTTTTATAAGTATTCCAGCTTCATGAGTAATATCATTCGCATCCATAGCATCCCAATTAATTTTAACTGTTGCTAAAAATGTAAAATCTTTATTAGTCAATTCTTTTGAAGAAACCCTACTTAACCCATATCTACTTGTTGGTGGTACAAACCACGCTTCGGCTCCGTTAAAAATCATAATTTAATTGTTTTTGTAAATTCATAAAATTCAGCAAACTCAGGAAAAGTTTTTTTGAAATCAGTTCCTCTTCGTTTATCATGTTCTTCAAAATATTTACCAAAATTATATCTTTGTTCAAATAATTTTTTCTCATCTAATGGAGATATCATCCAATCGTATGTTCTTTTTATTTTTTGAATTTCAATATCAGAGTATCCTATATATTTGTTTTCAAATAATGGTACTGCTAAGAAATCTGCAAGTTGAGCTTGTTCATATACTAAATGAGAAAAATCATATGGTAGTACTTGAACTGTCTGATGTGTTGGGTATCTCAAATATGAGGTATCTAAAAACACAGCTGATTGCCAATATCTATCTGCCGAACCATAGTTCTTTTTTAAATCATATATACCTTCAATTAATTTACCATAACTTGGAACTGATAACGCATTATAAGTGGCCATAAATGTTAAATTTACTCGTGGACAACGGGTTAATATTTTATTAACATTATCCCAAAAACGATTAAATTCTAATCCATTTCTAATATATTCAGCTTGTTCTCCCCAACTATCACATGATGTAAAAATAATAAATTCTCTTACTCTATTTTCATCACATATTTTATTTACCTTATCAATAAATTTATCTATTAATTTATCAGGTACACCTAAGTTTGAATTAATAGCAAGTTGTAAATTTCTATTTGGGTCTAAATGGTCTATTATGTAATCTAATACATCCCATGTATCTTTTGACATTAATGGTTCTCCACCGGTGATTCTAAATGTATGTAGGTCTTTATATAAATCCGGCCACCATTTCCAAAACGCATCAACATAAGGATTTAATTCACTATGTTTTATCGGCATTTTATTTTCACTAATATTATAATCTAGTGAATTAAATTTATCAGTTGTTGGGTATGCACCATGTTCTTCAATTTCTTCCATCCATTTTGATGAAAATGCCGGTGCACAATATGAGCATTTGAAATTACATGCATTTGAGAATGCAACTTCTACATATTTTGGGTTATAGTCATCTCTCCAATCTGAATTTTTAATCTCTTCCATAAATGGATATGACCAACTCTCTGCAGATTTAAATGTTCTATCTGAAAACCTGTCTGAATTATCCTCAACCGCCCAACAATAATCACATTCTTCGGGTCGTTTACCTTCTAACATTTCCTTTCTCCTTCTTTTCTTATATTGAGTATTGTGTAACGCCGAAGGGTTACGTGCAATCTCTTTGGTAGGAATTGGATGAGTACGAGGGTGGTGGCATGAGTGAGTATGTCCTAATTGTAAGTGCATGGTGGTTTGTGTCCATTTTGCTAAACACATACCATTACCTTTTTCATTTAATGAATCACGTACACCAACATAAAATGGATTTTCACCCGTTAATGTTTTTTTGAGTTCGGTGTTTTTATTGTTTTGTATTTCTTCTGCCATAACTTCTTTTTGTATATCTATATATATTACAATTTTACATTTATCAACTTTGCTTTTGGCGTTATTTCATCAATTGTTATTAACTCATATTTTAATTGAGCGATACCATCTGATTTATAATCCCAAGTACCTTGTTGCATTTGTAAAACGTATCTTCTTTCATTTCTAGCTGTTGTTTCTCCCTTTGCCCATTTATCTACGCCACCAACTTTAATTAATCCTTCATCTTGATGTGGTAAGCACCTTAATTTACCCGGTCTTCTATGTGGAATGATTGTATATGGAATTTTAATCTTTTCTGATTTTAATTCACAACGTTTAATTTCACCATTTATTCCATTATTAGATAAATCAGTTGCAACACGTGAATCGACATCAATATTAAAATCATAATGTAAAACCAAACCAGAAGAAGGTAACTGATTTTGTAAATTTTCAATTTCTTCTTTTTCTAATTTACGATTCCACATCATAACCTTTGCTATATCACCTTTAAACCATTTGTTGGGTTCATTTTTACCAACTGATGCGGTTGTTCCAATATAATAATCATCTAAACCATAACTCTTTAAGCGATTCTCATAGTGAAGTGGAGAATTTGTACCAGTTCCATGTCTTGCATCTGATTCTTTTCCATTCAGATAAAAATGAATATTTTGATTTGCCGAATCAACTGATAGGGTTACCCAACTCCATTGATTTTCGTAACGTTTAATCCATTGATATAAATGATTTTGTTCAGAATCCCACAATTGAGTAGTAAATGCTCTACTATTATTATATGATATACCATAATCAAATCCGGGTCTTCTAATAATTGGATATTCACAAAATCTTCTATCGTTATCGCCAATTAACCATATCGGAACTTTTTCTTCTTGTTGATTTGCCCTAACTAAAACTGAAATTGTGTGTGAACGAGATGTTAAATTACGAAGTGTATTATGTTTTTCAATTTTAATATGTGAAGCTTTACCATCAAAATGTAAATAATTTTGTGGTTCACTTGTGTAATTCATATATGAATCATTCCCATACCCTTCTAATACACATCTCCAAAAAAGGTCGTCATCTTCCATACCCCAATCCCAATAGTCATTTGAATAACCATTGGTTTTTTCAACTTGTTCTTTGGAAAATAATACTGCTCCACCAAAATATTCTTCGTATTTTAGTTTATAATCCATTTGAGATATATTTGTTGCAATGTGTATCGGATGTTTGTCTGGAAATGAATAATCACATCCCTCTTCAGGTATCATATCAATATCGTGCCAAACAATATAATCACACCCATCTTCAAATGCGTGTTTAGCTGCAACATTTTTCATTGCACCTCTATTAAATAATTTATCATCTACTTGATGTCCAAAATAGATACAATATTCGATACCTTGCTCATCAAGATACTTTCCAATTGCCGGAATAAACTCTTTTAAGTGGGCTTCTCTATTTCGATATGGTACGCAAACTCCTAATTTCATTATATACCAACAGTTATAATTTGTATATTTTTATCTAACTTTCTTTTGTTATGTTCCGCAAAATTTAAATCAGATAATCCATCTTCTTTTGTTAATTCTGGATTTTCCATTACTTCATTGATTAATCTAAGTTGATTCCAACGAGTATTATCAGTTTTCCAACGATTACCATTGAATCCATTATTTTCATGTTTCAAAGATTTAAAAATAGAATTACGTCTGAATGGTATATTGAAATCAACACTTTCTATTTCATCGTTTTTGCTAATTTCACAATTAATTATTTTTCCTAAATTAAAATTATTAGATAAATCAATTAAAGTATAATCTCTAATAAATTCACTATCATAATAAGTTTTTAAATAATCACAAGATATGTATTTACCAAAATTTTTATTTAATAAGTGTTCTTTATTATTTGTAATTTCAACAATTTCTTCTTCGGATAGTTTTGTATCGTAATATGCAAAATATTCAAATGAACCATTAAACCAATTTGGTATTATATCACGAGTTGGGTTACCGACTCCTATATAAAAATGTTCTTGTGTTTTATAATCCTTATTAAATTTTTCAATTTTTTCACTTTCACCTACAAATATTCCGTCTTGATACATCTTTATCGTTTTACAAACGGAATCATATACTAATGTAATATTAGTTTTATAGGTAGGCTTAATTTCGGTGTTTAAATAAATGGCTTTTAAATCATTATCAAACAAACAAAAATTATATCGATTAAAAGATGTATACGATATTGCAAAATCGTAACCGGGAATACTAAAAATAGTAAATTCATCCGATTGTTTAGTGTGGTCTAATTTTAACTTAGCAGGTTCAAAACAAATTGTTATAGAAAAATCTCTATGTGTAGTTATTATATTTTTTGCTTGAATATACGAATCAATACCATTTAATTTTAAAATTTGAGTATTTTTACTCACATTTTTTATTTTTATGGTATTCAAATCTATATCATTAATTTTACATCTATAAAGTAAATCATCATCTTCAAAGCCCCAACCCCAATATTTGTTAGAATACCCATTTATTTTTTCAAAATCTTCAATGGTAAACATAGTTACTCCACCAAAGTATGAATCGAATAAATTTCGTTTAGGTTCATCTTCATCTGGTATAATATCTGTTGCTAGGTGAATTGGGTATTCACTATATGAATAATCAACATCAATCGGTAACATATCGATATCGTGGAATGCTAAATAATCACATCGTAATTTTTTTGCATACTGATATCCAATATTAAGAAGCGTTCCTCTATTGAATAGTTTAGCATCATCTTGTTCAACAATTATAATTTTATAATTAATATCCTTATCGCTAAGGTATTCAACTATATATTTTGTAAAAGTATCAAGCTGAGTATATCTATTTCTATAAGGAACAATTATACCGAGTTTTTCTAAGGACATTTTTATTTCTTAGTCTTTTTTGAATCAATATCAGTATTAGGTGTTTCAATTTTATTTTTATACCATTCGTACAAATAATGTTCAATTCTTGGACCCCAAACATCTTTATCAATTTCTTCAAACCATAGAGTAAGTGCATCTAATGAATTAGCAATTTTTTCTAAAGCTTTTAATTTACGTTCTTCTAAATTCGTAGAAGTGTTTCCTACTCCATCTGTTCCTTTAATCAATTCTTTTGCCATAACTTTTTATTTTTGTGTGTATATATAAATATATTTTTTTTATATTTTTGTAATTTTTTTAGCTAATCGATTCCACTTAGAATAATCACTAAAATCAGAAATTTGGGGATTCATTTTTTCAATGAAAAATTCTTTATTATTAATATCAATTTTAAAATCATTCCATTGAATCGCATTATACATTTTTTCATATTCGGACGAAAATGCATATTGTTTTTTTATATTAGCAACATCCTTTATTCTATCCATACAAGTACTATCCCATTTAAAATGGTGAACTTGTATTAACCCCTCACCCCTACCTATTGGGTATCTATTTGGATGAGATGTTCCCCAACTATTTTTACCATCTCCAAAATCAACATAATGCTGTCCTGATGTTACATTAACCGACCCTTTCATTATACAAACTTTATTTGGACAAGCCCCACTCATTGGATATCTAAAAAATCCAGCAAGTGGGAATTGTTTCCAAATGTTTGTATTTTCATTTATTTCAGGAAAATCTCCATTCTCTCCTATCCTATCAATAAACCCACCGGTAATAAATTCCCATCCATTTTCTTCACATTCAGAAATTAATTCTCTGATTGGTTGTGGGTAAATGTGGAATTCATCATCGTCTGAAACTACCCACCAATCGTTGGGATACATTTGTTTTACTTCGTTATATAAATTGGTTACTTTTTCCCAATTAAATTTTTCAGCAATTTCTCTTTTAATAATTTTTGCTTTTGGGAATCTCTTTGTTATTTCATACACATCATTATATGTACTAAACCCATCCCATTCATATACTATAATACACATTTCATCAACTAAATCATTGTAGTGATTTAACATATGATGAAGAGTATTGGTTCTACTACCCGTAACTGTTACTAATCTTATTTTTTGCATCGTTGAATAAATGTCAAACCAGTAGATGACGGCTTACTTCTCAATATTCCATTATTGAAAAAGTTAAAAACTTCCCACTCACCACTTTCTTGTAATTCTTTTATTAATCGTGATGGGCCGTGAGAAAATTCATCATGTGCATTATTATCTTTTATATCATTGGTAACTACCAATTCTTTTTCAAAAGATGAATCGGTATCGTGTATTGATATAATACCATAAGGTGAAAGAATTTGTGAATATAAATCAAAATCTTGTTTAACATCATCATATGAATGACCTGCGTCAATATGTAGGTAATCGATTGGTATATCTTCTTTTACA